TGATCTCCCGTAACACGTCGCCGTGTTACAAAAGTCCAACGGCTTGGGTCCCCTAACAGAGGTACCCGTGCCGCCAGAACTAACCGACCGGGTATTAACCGGCTGGGTTAGAGCTCAGGACTCTCCCTCAGGTCAGATAACTGGCCCGACCATCCCCTAAAGGGGTGATCTCCACCCAAGTTTCATGCGTGACGACTTGGGACGTCCAGAACGTTCCAGGTGATCGCTTGAGACCTCCGGTTGGAGGGTGCTAGACCGATTCTCCACAGAGTGGACATCGAAATCTAGCGTGTCGGTCTGGAGCCAGGGCTTATTAGCCCTTGTATAAGCTCCAGTGTCCAACTTAAGCAAACACTTGAGTAGGGCACCAGGTCCGTCAAGAGGATCTCTTGGCGGTTTGGCCTCCAAAACATAGCCCTTGACTAGGGGGCTATGGAGGCTTAGGTGGGTCCTCTGGGTTTCGAAGCCCAAAAAACTCACCCTGCCCAATACTGGGGAGGTAGGAAGAACGACGGGGAAGTGATTAATCAGCTTCCGGATTCCGTCGTCCAACCAACCACACGTTTTCCAGTAACCACTCATATAGAGTTGATTACGAAGAGAAACGAGTGATTCCACCTCAGCAACGTCCTGCCGTTGTGTAGGGAACGCTTGCCGGACACGAGTCAATGAGACATCGTGCCCATTAAAGTACTCCTTACCACAAGACTCTCTGAACTTTCCAGTCCAGAAAGACTTGCTCGCCCCTACTTGAGCACCGAAATGTTCAAGCATGCGAACAACGGAGGGCACATGGTCTACAGGGACAATTAGATCATCCCCATAGACACGCACCGAGCCGACGTAATCGAAAAGATCACGACGGGAAAGTGACGTGTTGAGCGATCTCTGAATCCCCATGAAGATCAATGTTGTGAAAACCATCGCTTCAAATGGGAAGCAAAGTGCTGAACCCATAGACGCAAACTTCGACAAACGGATAACATCACCGTTTGGAAGAGTAGCCCGGCGAGAACGTGCTGCATCAACAGCCGCACTAAGGTGCGGATGCTGACTAAGCATGGCTCGAACGAGCTGATTGGAAACACGATCGGAAGCATCACTCAGGTCGAGTGTTGCGGTTTGCTGATCAAGCGAACCTAAACGAGCAAGCTCCTGGTTAGGAGACTGATCGTCAAATCCGATCACCTTCGGAAGGAAGTCATCCTTGTAGAAGGCATCGAGGAAACTGCGAAGGACGGCCTGCTGCATATACTGCATGCAGGTCGGCTCCATCGCAATAACCCGAGGTGTTTTCAACGTCTTAGGAACAAGAGTAACCTTAACAGGCAACTCTTGACCGGGTTCGAGGAAGTCAATCTCCTCAAGCTGAAGGTTATACCTCCAGTTTGGAAGAAGATGCTCACCTGCGGCGAAAACCGCTTCGAGCCGTGAGGTCCAGACAGATTGACGGAATTTACCGTTTCCGGAAATCCCGTCGGCTGTTGATCCTGGACCATGCCTCGGAACGAGACGATCATAATAGACATCTCTGTCGACATGATCGAAAACTCGACCAAAAAGCATACTTGAGACAGCGGTAAATTCTGTGATATCGCTACCACAGAGCCCGCTATCAAGTTCGCGGACTTCCTGCTCACACTTGAGGAAATTGCTAACCGCCTTTCGTTGACGTGCTGGGGAGCACGGCAACTCCATCTTGCTAAACATCAACGTAAGTTGACGTAGAGCTCGAATTGAGGCGATGCAGGGATCCTCAAG